CTACGGGCTGCTCCGGGTCATGATGGACCCGCAGAAATACGCGAACAAATGGCTGAGCCAGACGCTGCACATCATCAACGCCAACGCCAAGGGCGGGGTGATGTATGAGCAGGGCGCGGTGCTGGACGCGAATGCCTTCGAGGAGGGATGGGCGGCGGCGGACAGCGCCGTTGCGGTGGCAAACGGGGCTTTGACAGCGGGCCGCATCCAGCCCAAGCCGCAGGTGCAGATGCCCGCGGCTCTGATGCAGTTGACGCAGTTCGCCATCAGCACGATCCGGGACACATCGGGCGTTTCGCTTGAGCTGATGGGCATGGCTGATCGTCAGCAGGCCGGGGTGCTGGAATACCAGCGCAGGCAGGCCAGCATGACGACGCTCGCCACCTATTTCGACAGCCTTCGATTCTACCGCAAGACGCAAGGCGAGGTGATCCTGTCGTTCCTGCGGGACCATATCGCCCCAACCGGCAGGCTGGTGCGGATCGTTCGGGAGGGGCTGGCGCAATATGTGTCGCTGGCCACCGAAACGGGCACCCGCAAGTACGACGTGATCGTCGATGACAGCCCCGCCGCGCCGAACGAGAAAGAGCGGGCCTGGGCGGTGATCGAGAAGATGATGCCGGTGCTGCAGCAGGGCGGACTTGGCTTGGAAGACTGGGCCGACGTGCTGGAATACAGCCCGTTGCCGTCCAGTTTCGCCGAAAAGGTCCGCGCCAAGGCGGCAGAGCAGAAGAAAAACCAAGGCCAGGACCCGATGCAGGCGCTGCAAATGCAGGCCGCGCAGGCGGAGGTGCAGAAAACGCAGTCCGAAGCCGAGGAAAACCAGTCTCAGGTGATCCTGAACCAAGTTCGCGCCGGGAAAGAGGCGGCAACGCCTATCCAGCCCCCGGCAATGGCCCAACCGCGCCCGGCCAGCGCTCCGTTTATCCCACGATAGAGGACCAACATGCCCGAACAACTGACTGCCGACGAAAGCGCGGCGATGGAGGCTATGAAGGCCGACACCGGCCCGGAAATTGCGCCCGCCGAAGCGGTCGATGTGCCGGAAACCCCGGCTGAGACGCCCGCGCCGGTCGCGGAAACCCCGGCCCCGGAGGCCGACAAGCCCCCGCCGGGCATGGTTCCGCAAGGTGCCCTGCATCAGGAGCGCGAGCGCCGGAAGGCATCTGAGGCGGCGTTTCAGGAGTTGCAGGCCAAGCTTGCCGCCATCGAAGCCAAGCTGAACCCGCCGCCCGAAATCGTGGTCCCCGACCCGGTGTTGCAGCCCGAGGCGTTCAAGCAATTCCAGATCGACCAGATCAAGCAGCGCGCCGCCGAGAAGGCCGATGCCGACCGCCGTGCGACCGAACAGGCGCAAGAGCAGCAGATCATGGCCCGCGTCAATCAGGACGTGATGCAGTTCAAGGCCGCAACGCCGGACTACGATCAGGCTTTTCAGCATGCCGTGAAGGTGCGGCGCGAGGAGCTGGCCTTCTACGGCAATTCGCCGGAGCAGATCGACCAGCAGATCGAAGTCGATGTTCGGGCCATCGTCACGCAGGCATATACCCAGGGCAAGAACCCCGGCGAGTTGTTCTACGGCTACGCCAAGATGCGCGGCTATTCCCCGGCGCAGGCGGCCCGTGATCCGGTTCCGGCACAGGCCGCGGCGCAGGTCAACGCCCTGGCTGAGGCGCAGCGCCAGACGCAGAGCATGGCCACGGCGGGAGGCCCGTCCAGCGACGGCGGCGTCACCATCGAGACACTGGCGAAGATGAGCGAGGCCCAACTGGCAAAGATGCCGAAGGCCGAACGCGACGCCATGATGCAGAAAGTCATGGGCGGTTGACCGAAACGCCGCCCAGGCGCATACTGACAACTGACTGACACGCTTCGGCGGTCCCCGTCTGCGCAGACGTAAAACGCGCCCCGCTCGGCTCCGGCGTCATGGTGAGCTTCATCTGACATCAGCAAAAAGGAGCCTGCTATGGCTACCACAACTTTCGGAGTTGGCCATCCTTTGGCCGTATCCGTCTGGTCGAAAGACCTCGCGGCTGAGGCGATCCGGCGCACGTTCATCGGCAAGTTCATCGGCCAGACCGAGGACAGCCTGATCATGGAAAAGGTGGACCTGAAAAAGTCCGCCGGGGACAACATCACCTGCGGACTGAACGTCCAGATGCAGGGCGATGGTGTCCAGGGTGACGCCACGCTGGAAGGCAACGAAGAAGCCCTCCAGTTCTACGACGACAACCTGCGCATCGACCAGCTGCGCCACGCGACCCGCGTCAAGGGCCGCATGACGGAACAGCGGGTTCCCTACAACCTGCGCCGGGTGTCCCGCGACCGCCTCGCCGACTGGTGGGCGCGCCGCATGGACGCGTCGTTTTTCAACCAGATTTGCGGCAACACCGCAGTCTCGGACACGAAGTTCACCGGCAACAACGCCGTCATCGCGCCCTCGACCAACCGGATCATCCGGGCGGGCAACCAGTCCACCGACCAGGCGCTGACGACATCGGACAAGTTCGACCTGACCTATATCGACGTGGCCCGCAACTACGCGGAAACCGCCTCGATTGAAGCCAGCACCGGGCCGATGATCCGTCCGATCAGCGAAGACGGGAACGACTACTACGTCATGTTCCTGCATGACGACCAGGTCTACGACCTGCGCACCTCGACCACTGCCGGGCAATGGCAGGATATCCAGAAGGCCGCGATGATGGGGGGCGACATTGCGTCCAACCCGATCTTCACCGGCGCTCTGGGGATCTACAACGGCGTGGTGCTGCACAAGGCGGCGCGGGTGACGCAGGGCGTCCACTCGACGGCTGGCACGGCGGTTTCGAACACCCGGCGCGCGGTTCTCTGCGGCGCGCAGGCGGCGGCCATCGCCTTCGGCTCCGAGAACGGCGCGACCAAGTATACCTGGGTCGAAGAGATGTTCGACTACGGCAACCAGTTCGGGGTCGCCGCCGGGGCGATCTGGGGTCTGAAGAAGACCAAGTACATCCCGGAAGACAACTCGGCCACCAACGCGGAAGACTTCGGGACCATCGTGGTTTCGACGTATGCCGCGCGTCCGGTCGCGGCTTAAGGAGGGCTGACAGATGGGACTTCACGCAGGCAAAGGCCAAGTTGTCCACCAGAACGTGGTGCACACCCTGAGCCGCTACATCACGAACGCCGACTTGAGCGGCGTTTACGAGCTGGGCTACGTTCCCGGCGGGTCGCTTATCGTTGCCTCTGGCATCGGCATCCTGACCGCATGGTCGGGCACCGGCAACGAACAGGTGGACATCGGCTTTGACCGTTCGGAAGGGGGCCTGACTTCCGACCCGAACGCATTCACCGAGACCGCCTTGGATATCGACGCGGCGGTTGGGCACATCGCGGGGGACGTGGTTTCGGCTGCGAACCTCTACTTCGAGAAGCCCGCCCGGATCACGTGCGACATCGTGAACACGGACAGCGCCACCGGCAAGGCGCTGGTCTACGTCCAGTACATCGTTCGCCAGACGACCTGATGCATCGGCGGGCTGTCATGGCCCGCCCCCTTCAACAAGGAGATACCCTCATGGGAAAGCAGACCAACTCCAAGCCCCCGAAGGAAGCGTCCGGTAAGGGCGGCAAGAAAGGCGGCTACTGATGCCTCTCGGCGACGTTTGGGACGTGATGAAGGAGCAGACGGTTTCGGTGGGTGCACTGAAGTCGCTTGGCGCTCTCTTCACCACTGCGCCCGTGACCAAGACGGCTGACTTCACGCTGGCCGATACCGAAACCGTCGTCATCAACAACAAGTCAGGGTCTGCCTGCGTGGCAACCCTTCCGTCTGCGGCCCTGTGGTCTGGGCGGCTGTTGCTGATGAAGACCACGCAGGCGCAGGCCCTCAACTCGGCATCGTCCAACGTGGTGCCCAAGGCGGGTGGTGCGGCGGGAACGGCCATCGCGACGGGAACGGCTGGCAACTGGGCCTTGCTGGTGTCGGACGGCACCAACTGGGTCGTGATGGCTGGCACCTGATGCGGCGGCGTCAAGCCTTTCTGGCGCGCGAGGAGCTGCGCCGGACCCTGAACACGGAGCAGGCGGTTGCAGAGCCGCCTGTTTCCACGGAAGACCCGGAGCCTGCGCCCGAAAAGCGCAAGCGGGGCCGCCCGCGCAAGGTGAAAGATGACAACCTTTCTTGACGTGCGGAACCGGGTCGCGGACCAGCTTGCAAGGTCCGACCTCAGCGCACAGATCGACCGCGAAATTCAACTTGCCATCGCCCGCTATAACCGGCGGGTGACGTGGCTGCATGAGGTTCGGGCCGTGACCCTGACCAGCGTTGCGGCGCAGGCCTGGTATTCTTCGGTTGACGTGTCCACCGGGGCCGGGCCGCAGGACGTGGCGGGGCGCACGGCGGTTGACGTGTCGGATATCCAGTCGGTGCGATACATGCGAACGGCGGATTATGACGACCTGAAACAGGTCCACTACAGCGATTTCGAGCGGTTCTTCGACACCACGGGATCGGCGGGTCGGACAAGCTATTTCACGCTCTACGCGGGGCAAATCGGGCTTTGGCCGGTGCCCGCGGGGGGGGAAACCTTCACCCTGTCGGTCGTCTGCAAGCCTGTGGTCCCGTCATCGGCGACGGACACGAGCGTCTGGTTCGACCAGGCGCAGGAGTTGATCGAGAACGCGGCGGCATCGGCAATTTGTCGGAAATTCCTGTCGGATGGCGAGCGGGCGCAGGCGTTCAAGGTCTTCGAGGACGCAGCGTGGGATGAATTGCTTGCGGAGAGCAACAAGAAGGCCGCGACGGGCCGGATCAGGAGTTGCGACTGATGCCCGTCATTGAGGTGCCGCTCGGCGAGTTCCTGCCAGCCTTCCCGAAGCAGAACAACCCCGGCTGCATCGTGGCGAACAACTGCATTCCGGCGGAGGGTGGCTATGCCCCTTTCTTTGGCGCGGATGAACGGGCAACCACTGTCACTCAATCCGGTGGCGGAACGGCAAGCACGTTCCTGGGGCCGGTGCGAGGCGCAACGTTGTTTTTCCGCAATGATGGCTCGCCTCTGATCGTCGGCGGGTCCGAAACAAGGCTCTTTGCCCGGGTTGGCAGTGCCGCGACGGAAACGGCGGTCGCCGCGTCGGTGATCGACGGCGAATTCTGGGACTTTGCGCAGTTCAACGACTTCATCTTCGCAACATCACTGGCGAATGACCCCTACTATTTGACCGATGTTGACAGCGATGTGTCGTGGTCTGCCCTTCCGGGAAGCCCGCCGAAGGCGCGGTATTGCGAGCGGTTCGCGGATTTCCTGATGCTGGGCTATATCGACGGCGCGCCGACGCGCATTCAATGGTCCAGCTTCAACAGCCCCGCAACCACATGGGCGGCTGACAGGCTGACGCAGGCGGGGTCGGCAGACCTTGACCCACGGTTCGGGCCGATTACTGCCCTTGTGGGTGGACGCTATCCGATGGTGTTCCAAGAGCGCGGTATTTCGCTTGTGCAGTATGTCGGCCCGCCGACTGTCTGGCGCGTTTCTGTGGTGTCGGAAGACCGGGGCTGCATCGCGCCGTTCAGTGTGGCGACAATTGGGGCGCAGACGTACTTCCTGAGCCAAGACGGGTTCTGGATGACCAACGGCTCCGAGTTTATTCCTATCGGTAGCCAAAAGGTCAACAAGTGGTTTGTCACCGAGGTTGACAATAGCGCCATCGGGCGAACGCAGGCTGCGGTTGATTGGGCGAGCCGAAGCATCATCTGGTCATTCCGGTCTGTCGGGTCATCGACCTATGACCGCCTGATGATCTATTCTTGGGAGCAAAACCGCTTTTCAACGGCCACGGTCTCGACGGATTGGCTTGTCGGTTCGCGGATCGATGCGACTTCGCTGGAAGACCTTGATGCGCTGTTTGCCACGCTGGAAGACGTGACGCCTTCGATGGACAGTGAAATCTGGTTGGCGGGGGACAGGGTGCTTGGAGCGTTCATTTCATCGGGTTCGACGGCAACGTATAGCACGTTCAATGGCACGGCCATGCAGGCGGATTGGGAGTTGGGGGCATTCCAGCCCTCGCCGGGGTCCAGGGCCTTTGTGAGCGAAGCGCAGGCGGTTGTGGACGCTTCGGATTGGTCAATGCAGATTGCAGCGGTCGCAGCGGACAATGAGCGGGTGGAGGCGGTTTCCGCCTATGGTTCACCGGGGGTAAACGGGGCTGTGCCGTTGCGGGCGGATGGCAAGGAAATGCGACTGGCGGCAAGAATGCCAGCGGCTACCACATGGCGCAGGGCGCAGGCCTTGCAACTGACGTTCCGGGGGAGTGGGCGGCGATGAAGGGGCGGGATAATTCCGAAGTCCGGTCGCTTATTCGGCGATTTGGTGGCACAAGTGGCGGGTCTGTTGCCTGGGGCGATGTGACCGGAAAGCCGACAGAGTTCCCGCCTGAAGCGCACACGCATACCGCTTCCGAAGTGACAGACCTTGCGACCACGGTGCAGGCTTACACCCTTGATCAGTTCGCTGATCCGGTTGCATCTGTGGACTTCGCGCAACAGCAGGCACTACAATTCGTGATCGAAAACCGCACCTCTGACCCCGGCGCACCCGCGTCTGGGCAGATTTGGCTAAGGACGGACCTCTGAAATGGCAATCTATTCTCTCGCACAGCGGACCACGGTAACAACCATCGCCGCCGCATCTCATGCCTTCCTTTCGCCCGCATCTAACGAGGCGGCGCTTATGGAGTGGGGCTACTTCAACGGCGCGGCCACGGCCTGCGTGGTCGGGTTGGGCCGATCTGCCAACACCCCGACATTGACCGGCGGTGTGGCATTTCTTGCGGAAGACGAAGGCCGACCGACTGGCGTGACCCAAGGCGCGGTTGCCTTCGGCACGGCCCCCACGGTCCCGACGCAGTTCTTCAGGCGTTTTTCGCTTGCAGCTCTGGTCGGCGCGGCGGCGGTGTTCACCTTCCCGCGCGGGATCGTGCTTCCGGCTGGCGGTCAAGCCATCGTGGCATGGAACATAACCGCCAACAGCGCGGTTGTGGACTTGCACTGTGTTGTGGATGAGTGATGCAGACGCTTGAAGACCTTCACGGCGATCCGGTTGTCGCTTCGGTAACGATCACCCTGACCCGCAACCTGAATATGTCCGTTTCAGGCACGATTACCGACGAGGCGTACATCATCGGAATGCTGGAAAGCGCGGCGGACTATCTTCGCAGCCAGCAAGCGCGCCGCAAGCTTGAGGGCGGGTCAAAGCTGGTCATTCCGGGGTATGACACGGCGCTGCACCGGACACCCCAAGAGCAGGCGCTGATCGAGGCGCGGGATCAACTGGACCGGGCAATGTAATGGGCGTTCAACTTCGATACGGCACGGCAGGGGCAACGGGCGGGGGGTTTTCTTCCCGGCCTTCAGAATTGCAGCCGTCCTTTGAGGAGCGCCGCCATGAGCCGCGCTGGCAATGGCAGGCGCGCGGGCCGAAGACGTGGAAGGACAGGCACCGCTGGTATTCGCTTTGGTCGTTCGGTGCCCGCATGTCGATGGGTGCCCCTCTGGGGTCGGACGGGGTGACGTGCCGTGATCTTTCCATGCCTGACCTGTTTGAGCCGTTTTCCTGCGATGGCGAGGGAACGCAGACAAAGCGGTTCATCAAGGGGACGTGCGTTGATAACAGCGAAGTCCCGCAGGCTGGGGTGATCGTCCAGGGGTTTGTGACCGCAACGGATGCCTATGTGGGCGAGGTTCAGAGCAATCTGGACGGGACGTACACTCTGCCGACAGACACCGCGCCGGGGGTGCAGCACTATCTGGTGGCATACAAGGTCGGGGCACCTGACACGGCGGGCACAACGGTCAACACCCTGACCTCAACGCTGGTGGATGGCACATGAATGGCCGATCAGAACAAGATCACGCTCAGGCCGCTACACGCTACACCGAAGAGCATCTATCTTCGGGAATTGCCGGTCGCGAACGCGCTGCCTACCACCAAGATTTACCTTCGGACGCTTCACGCCACGCCGAAGAATATCTACATGGCCAGTCCGCTGGCAACGGTGGGCGGCGTATCGTTTCCGACGCAGTATTCCGGGCTGCGGTATTTCCTCGGCACGGTCAGGGAATTGTGCCTCGTGGCCTTGGGCGACGCCCCGGCTGGCGATCAATGGCGCATCCGAAAGAACGCGACGGACTACGCGGTGTATCTGGTGGACACGACAGACCCGAACGCAAGCCAAGTGCGGGTGCAGACCAGTGCAGGCTTGAAGGCAGCGAGGCTTAAGACATGATGAGCCGGGGGGGATTCGGGCAGGCAGGGGGGCTTCCGGCAGCCAATGCCACGCCACGCCAGCGGCAGGAGATTGAAGCCCCGCGCCTGCTGCAATCGCGGCAGGAAATCCCGCTGGTTCGGGCGCAATCGACCTTTTCGACCATCGTGACCGCGCGGGCGGATGCTTACTTTCTGGTGGACGGGCTTTGGGTCGCAAACGTGACCGCAGCGGGGCACGACTATTCGCTTTGCCTTGTGGCCCCGGCAGGGTCGCCAACCGTCGCAAATGCCGTGGTGTGGGAAGCGGCGATTGCGGCGAATACCTCTGATTTCGTGGTGGGAGGTTCGGGCCTGTTGATCCCGCCCGGCTATACCTTGCGGGTCGCTGCGGATGCTAACGACACCATCAATATCTACGGCTGGGGCTGGAACGTCGTTGGGGATTCGCAGTGATCTGGGGAATGCTGGCGAGTGA